GGTCGGGGCAACGAGATTGGAATGATGGGCGAGATGCTTGTCCACCGCGAGATCGGAGGCAGTAGAGTAGGCGACATAAACTTCGCTTACGACATCACTATGCCAGACGGCGTAACCATTGACGTGAAAACGACTAAGGCCGCTAGTGTGCCGGAACCCCATTATGTGGCTCGCGTGTACGGTGCAGAGTCCAGTGCAGAAAAGATAGGCAGCAAATGTGATGTCTACTATTTCGTTAGGTGTAACCAACAAATGACTCTCGCCACTATTATTGGTTGGTTGCCAGCAAAAGAGTTTATTGCGAAAGCAACCTTCCTGCCTAAAGGCAATGTTGATCCAAATGATGGCAAGCTATCTTTCTCTGATGAGTTTGTGGTACCCATCTCAGAACTGAACCCGCCCTCCGTGAAGATCACGAAGAAGCGGGTTCGTTAGTTCCTTAGAAGTCGCCACCTTGATCGATGTCGTACGCCTCTGAGAGATCGATCTCCCAGATCTTGCCGCCACCTTGACCCTTGCTCCGTACCGGACGGACGTTCTTGTTGTGCTGACTTACCTCTTCGAGGACCGTCATGCCGCGACGGACGAACTCCAGATTTCCGCTGTTGCCGACGCTACGACCGCCGTTACATTCTTGTAGCACAACGGTGAACTCAGTAAGAGTGCCACGCCACTTGGTAAGAGATACGGTTTCACGGACCTTCTTAGCGAAGAACTCCACCATTTCCGCAATAGCAGAACGCGAGCTATTGTCGTAAGCTGCGGCTTCGATGAATGAGTCGATATAGGTCTTAACGCCGAATCGGTTGGAGTCCTTTATCTCAATCGGTACCTGCCAGTCGTAAAGCCACTTGAGGAAGAACGGCAGTTCGGTGTTGATCGTGTTCTCTACGAACTCGTTTGAGCCGAACTTCACCTTGTGTCCGCTATTGATGCGCAACGCAATGATCTTGTCTCGGTTACTACTGTCAAGTGACGGCAGAGCGGCAAGGGAGTTGGCATCAAGGTTGAGGGACATCATAACCCTACCGGACCACGGCAACGGAATAGCATCCGCATACTTCGCATGGTACTCAAGTCTAGGGTTGGCTACACACCTCTTGGTAAGCTCGACGAACTTACGCTGATCGGCGTAGGTCGCTGCTGCTGTCTGGTCGTCCACAACCCAAGCGGCAGATCCGCAGAGGTCACGGTTAAAGCTGGTCTTGCCTGACAGATAGTCCGAGGCATCACTAAACCCGCCGACCGAAGCACCAATAATTTTGTTGGTGAGTAGGGTCTTACCGTGTCCGGCTGGTCCCAATAGGATCATCAGTTGCCCTTGATCGAGTCGGCATTCCAGCACCGCTTTGTACAGGCGTTGGAACCACGCTAGGAAATACGGCAGCGTTTCCTTGCCGTCACTGTCCTTTGCAAAGAACGGCATGAGATATGAATGAATCCACGGCCAGTTAGCTGGATCTCCATTGTCGGCTGGCTGCACGGCGTTTGCCCTACAGTTGTTGAGGATCTTTCTGCCGTAGTAGTCAACCACTCGCTCTTTGGAGAACACGACAGGCGCGACCTCTTCGACACGGCAGTCGTTGGAGATAGTGAGGATAGCTTGTTCGATCTCCGACACCGTCTGGTTCTTCTTGAGTTTAGGGCTAAAGCCAGCCTTGCGCAGTTCGAGCACCAATTGTTCTTTCGGTATTACCACAGGTCCGCCGTTGAGGAGCTTATAGAATGACTTGCCGTTGAACCAGTATTGGTCTAGTAGAGTAGACAGTTTCTTCTCCTCGTACTGGTCGACGAACTTCTTACCGAAGATCGAACCCCACGACTTGAACCCTGTACCCGCACGGTCTGAGTAGCAGATCATTCCGTCTTCCCGTACCTGACAGCCGTCGCGGTCGATGCCGTCGTCAATCCAGAACAGTGGTCCGCGAGCACCTACGGTAAACTCACCTTTCCATCGGTTCGGGAACTTACGCGCAACTTCCGCTGCAATGTCATCGAGCGGGATGTTGGTTTCGTCGGTCTTGATTGGTGTGTCGTTTGCCGATTTCAGCAACACGGTACGGACAAAGGATATGGAAATAGGGTCCCCGATACGGGTCCAGTCTGCGCCCAACTCAAAGTACTGCGACACCTTCAAGCTGGTCTTGTCGAAACCAGCAAGCAGCATCGATGCTTTGAGCGCGTCACTCAACCGCTTCATAAAGGAGTCGGCAAGTGCTGGAGCGAGTGGAAGTGGCTTGTCAAATTCCCACACAAGTCGGATGTAACCAGACTGAGTTTTGGTACGCCATGTTGGCATGTGTCCGCCCTCGCAGCGGATCTTGAGAGTCTCGTCGATCTTGTCCCAATCGACAGGAGCGTCGAAGTCAGCGACAAATCCGTGTATCTTATGTACTGGATTGTCTTCGCTGATGCGGGCGTTTGGGCTGTCGCCCTCTGCCATAGAATAGAAACAGTGGTCGGTGTTTGCATCGGCGCACCATGCCCGATACTCAGCCTTAGAGGCAAACTGTGGTTTGTTAAATGATAGGGTTGATGGGTCGTCGATTACGGTTACTGTAGTTGCGCGATGATTTTTAAGGTATCTGTATTTCATAAACGTTGTGTCGGTTGATGACGTGCCGACTGCACGGTTGTTGTTTTGGGTCTACACAAGCAAACTATTACTTGGTGTAGTAGTCGAGTACATGTCCCTCAGCGGCGACCGGAATGTCCGGAATCCACTGCGGGGGTGTGTGCATAATTTCAAGGATCTTTGCAAGAGCTTCTTCAGCTTGTGCTTCCGGTACTTCGCAAACCATTTCGTCATGAACGTGCAGGATAACTGGAAATCCTGCCGCGTCAACGCGGAGCATCATGTCTGAGAAAATGTCTCTGGCTAAACCTTGAGACAAGTTTTCAGTAAGGATACCACCCCATAGGGGGAAGTCCCGCAGCTGCCCGTTACGGACGATCTTTCCGATATGGCGGAATCGATTGACCGAACCAGCCTCCTTCATCCGCTTGATCTTTCCGTAGCGGAGTGATCGACCGGACGGAAGCTCTAGCTCGAAGGGCTCTCCGACGGCACAGGCGGTTGCCATATTCTGGTCGAGTGAACGCCAGAACTTCGGTACTGTGGGCATACGATCGCGGTACAGCTTAACTGCTTTCTCAGCCTCCTCCATAGACATGCCACTGAATGTGGAGAATTTGGTGGCCCCCATTCCGTATCCGCAGCCCAACGCGATTGATTTCACCTTGTGCCGCAACTGCTTGTCGTACTCTTTCAACGGACCGTTGTCCGGATTGTGTAGTCCCAACAGCACACCGAACGCATGGTAGATGTCGTCTGAGTCGCGGATGAGGTCGAGGGCTTTCCTGTCTTCAGCAAGCCAGCACAATGTGCGCACCTCGATCTGTGAAAGGTCAACGACGACCAGCTTGTAGCCCTCTTTGGGTCGGATCATGTGGCGGAAGTTGACTCCGAACATCTCATCCCTCGGAAGGTTTTGCAAGTTGAGGTTGCCGCCACTGCCACTGAATCGGGCTGTCGGGTTAGCTCCACAGTACATCAGTCCGCCGTAGTACCTGCCGTCAGGCATCGTACCGGAATCGAACGCTTCGAGCTTACGGAGGAATGCATTAATGCGGCGGTAGTTCTGCACGCCCCTTGCCCACGGACATGCGTCTTGGAATGCAGCAAACCATTTGTCAGCATCTTCATTACCAGCAGCAATAGAGGCTGGTGGTTCGATGCCTTGCTTACGGCACTGCTCGTTAAACGCTTTGCGTGATAGCGGGGTGTGTTCCGAAATCCACGGAATGGACTGCTCTGCATTAAACAGCTCAGTGCGGATATTCTCAAGGTTCTTCTTGAGGAGTTCAGTGTCGATCGGAATGCCGCGCTGCCCGACTCTGCGATTCAAGTAGCTGATATCCCGCTCGGCTTGGGGCCACCTATCAGACAGTTCTTGCCACAAGCGAAGACAGAGTTCGGAGTCTTTAACTGCGTACTCGGTGACTTCTTTTTTGAAGTCGTCTGTCATCGCGCCCCATTGCTTGCCCTTCATGTTATCACGGGTAGTCTTGTTGACTTCCAGACCGAACACGGTGGATGAGGCGTTTTTAAGGGATCTCGGTAGGCCCAAGAAGGCAGTCATGTCTGCGGTACAGTGCCATTCAGATGGGCTGCATGGCTTAAACCAGCCAACCTCTACGCCGTACAGGTAAAGGCTTTGGTCGAAAGCGGCGTTGTGAGAAAGCACAACATGGTCGGTAAGGATCGACCAGTCAAATTCTCTCGGGCATCCGGCATAAACAAACCCGTCATCGCCTACAACTGTAACCATATAGGCATCGAATAGCGGGTGGGAGAAATAGCCTCTAGGGCCTAAAGTTGTGATGGAACAATCTCCATCGTAGTAGGACTCGAAGTCCACTGCGTAAGTTATCATGTGTGTCGTGAGGATAAAGTGAACCCGCACAATACACCCAATGAGTGTACTGTGCGGGTTGGGTGTAGTTATTCTACTTCCAGATCAAGCTCCAGTTGTTCCGGAGCAGTGCGGATGCGGTCCATCTCGTTATCAAGGGCGGTTGCCACAAGATTCAAAGATGCTTTCTGAACCATCAACTCAGTAATCTGATCGTTAAGTTGGCGAATGTCGCCGTCGATCTTAGCGATTACGGTGCGGATGGAGTCTGACTCCCGCTTGAGAAGCGTGAGTGGGTTATCAAGTACGATCGCGCTCATTGGTCATTCCCTCCTTTGGTAAGACGTGCAGCGAACTCTGCGACTTCGGCTGGTGCATCGTCCTTGGTGTGTGCAAGGGTAGGAACATACCAGCTGTATTTCCCTTTGGACATCAGTTCAGTACCAAAGTTCCAGAAGCGCGAAGCAACAGAGATATTGGGGTTGAACGTCTGGAAGGTGAACAAACGCTTATAGGTCAAGCGATATGCGTCCTTCTGAACGGTGATGCGACCGATCTGGTAATTGGTATCACCAATCGGGTAAGGGAACATAGTATCATCTTCACCGATCTGTGGGATCAAGAGGATGATTTCTGCGAACTCAGTCACGTCGTAGCTGCTTTCGGCAGCAAGTGCTTTGGCGTCCGATTCGTTGGACACAATCTTGGGGATGTAGTCCTCGCCGAATGGAACGTCTTCTTTCCACCGCTTGGTTGCCCCGATCACGACTACCGGAGTTTTCTGTTCGGCTTCAAGGAGAACGGAGTCCTTGTCGATAACGACTGAACCGATAGGTCCTTCGATCTCCGACATCTTTTGGATGACGTTGAGGCGTGGGATATCGATGTCTTGTGCGGCAAATGCCAGACCAGTCGATGTGCTTGTGCTTAGTGCTTCTGTACTCATATTACTATTTCTCGTTTCTGATCGGTTGTTGCTTGTTGCTTACTAAAGGGGACAGCCGTAACTCCCTTTCTCCTCATTTTGAGGAAAGTGTGTATCGTGTTGAACCAACCTCGACAACGCCGAGATCAATAGCTTCTTTCTCGAAGCTGTCAACAACAAAAGATTTTTTTCCTTTCGGAGCCTTATCGTGCAGGGCTTTTGAGAGTTGACCCATTGTCAGGTCAGCGGCCTCAATGATCTCATTAAGTTCAAGTCCGTGCTTAATTGCGAGCTGCGCAAGGTAGTTTTTCTCGATGGTCTTCTTAAGCGCACCCATTGACTTGAGCTTGAGGGTCTCGAACTCAACGCCTTCGTGCGCCATGCCCGTAGCCTTGTGCTTGATACCGGATGCCCAATTCTCTACGATCTTGGCTACGACATAGAGCTTTTCGATTGTAGCTGGATCGTCAACCTCGCCAGAAGCGATGGGTCCATCTGGCAGTAGGTCCGGTCTATATCGTTTGACGACTTCGATTGCGACTGCGCCCAATGCCGGACAGTGATCCTCATGTCGGCAGAAGCGGCAGTTCACGGTAGGATTAAGGTCATCGATGTCGATGGTCTTGTTCTCCCATTTCGGTCTGGTCGTTTCGGCCTTCTTGATAACAGTAGAAATCTGTTTGCGCAGGTCGTCCATCTCGAACCGATGGAAAGTACCGACAAGGATCTCATCACGCTTCGGGATTAGAAACGCAAAGTGAATGGTCTCCAGTTCCGGATACATCTGGAACGCCGCAAGTACGTACGCTTTGGCTTGCCAGTTAATCAGTGGCTCGTCGATCTTGCTGATGCCAGTCTTGTAGTCCACCTGAAGACCGACGTTTCCTTTCCAAGCTACGATGTCGGATGTGCCGAATGTCGGTGTCTCGCAGTCGAGATCCAGCACAAGGCGCATCTCACGGTTGATCGTCACGCCGTCAGTACCACCGAAAACATTTTGGAAGACCTCATCCTCTTCAGCCACCATGCGCTCGTAGATCTGTACTTCGTCGTCGTCCATAAGGGCGGACGGATCGCGTACCTCAAGTGCCTCATGGATGCGTGTGCCTTTATCGGAGGCTGCGTTTTTTCCGTCCTTACCGTGGTATCCGGCGCAGAGCGAAACATACTTGAGGGATGAGGGGCCAAACTCAGCGTGTGCTCGTTCGGAGTGGTCTGGTGTACTGGTTTCTGGATTCATATTTGCGTGTGAAGTGTGTCCAGAGACAAACGCTTTTGTTCCAACTTGTCAACAATTTTTTCTTCGATTGTTTTTGAGGCGACCAAAACTTTTTGAATTGCAGGGCTTTTTGCGTTTGCTCGGTGGATACGGCCCAATGTTTGGATGTAGTCTTTGGCGTTAAATGTCGGCGAGATGAGGCTCATCCTCGGATGTCCCCCTTCCGTATCATGTAGCGAAACACCTACGCCTCCGGCAGCGATGTTGCAGATGATGACTCTGGACTCATTGTTCTGGAACCGTTGCACGTTGGCTTCGCGGTCGTCGGCAGATTGTCCACCGACAATGGTACAGGATTCAGGGATAAACTCTGTGAGTGACTTGACTGTATCCACAAAGTTCACGAACACGGCTACGCTGTATCCTTCGCTGCATGCTTCGGCTACCATGTCTACGATGTCCGGCACCTTTGCAGCTTCGGCAAGTTGCCGTGCACGAAGGATCTCCACTAGGATGTGTGGACTCGCCCCTCCGTCCTCCATAAATTGGTCTACGATTTCTGGCGTGACTCCGTGGTCTCTATAGAACTTAGCGATGTCGCCCAATGACGAGAATGCTAGTGGCTCTGTGATAACGTGGTTGTCAGTAAACGCCGTAGGTAGATCTTTCGGGGTTAGTTTAACACAGTTGCGTGTGTAGAGTTCTCGGTTGAGATCGACAAGTTTTGATACTGGTCCGGCTACCCAATTATTCCAAGGGTCTTTGCGGCACCCATATTTCATCATCCATGATTGCCAGCTTTTTAGATTGCCGTCCGGTTTGTTGAGCGAGTGAACGCCCAACACAAAACCAATACCTCTCATCTCTGTAGGGTCTTGGCATGCGGTAGCAGACAACAGAAGGTTGTACATGCCAGCCTGTTTGGCGGCGACCATCATCTGTGCGTTCTGGCTGAACGGAGATTTGCATTTGTGGCACTCGTCCCAAATCAAAAGAGTTTCTTGGGGTAGCTGCCAGCGAAATAGTTTCTTGCCAGCTTTGACAAGGAACTGATTACCCCTCTTCAGTTTCTCGTAATTAAGGATAAAGACGGGCGTCACTCCGACCTCAGCAAGTTCGCGCTCCCAATGGGGGATGACAATCTTCGGGCAAACCACCGCTACTGGTATCCCCATCTCTTTAGCCACACGACAAGCAATAACGGTTTTGCCTACTCCGGTGTGGCTTGAGTCTAGAGCAGCCCTACAGTTTGCCAGAGACCGTCGCAGAAAATCAACAGAGCTGAGTTGTTTGGGGAACAGCGTTTTCACTCTGATGTAATAATCAAAAGTTTTTCGTTCCGCTCAATCGATACAATCTTTTTATCGGGCAGCTTTGGGTGGTATTCCCGCAATGATGTGCTAACACTGATGAACGGCCCACCGGAAGGGTCAACAAACTCTAAGTCTGGGTGTCCGCCAAAACTGATTATCGGACTAACAAACGAGATCAGGTACTTTTTCGGCTTAAGTTTGGTGAGAGTACACGAATGGCCATAACGACCCATGATCTTAAATGGTTCAATTTTCTTCATTACTTGTTACTTGTTTTACGGTTTCTAATTTTACGTTTGATGATATCGAAGAGGGACATGTGTGCGATAATTGTATCGAAATGTCGAAGACTTTTTTCGCACGACGGACAGACAGGCTCTCTCAACCGTTCATCCGGTGCGTTGTTACGGCGTCCCTTTCGACCGCACACCTTACAAGCGTAGCGGCGTGACGGCAGCTTAGTAGAACTCTGGTGGTTTGACATGTCTGAAGGGGTTTCCGCTTTTGGGTGGCTCTTCACCGTCCATCCAGAACGTTGCTGCTTTGGTTGTTCTGGCAAAGCCGACACATTTCAGGATCTCAAAGCATCCTGTAGGGTTTTGCTCTGCCAGACGCATTGCTTCTGTTTGCGCGGCTTCGAGTGTAGCGTGACGCACTCGTGGTGCGCTTTTGTTGTATCGGTATACGTAGTAGTATGGTTTCATCTGCTTAGTTGTAGTTTTCATCCCTGAAAAGTTTATTGAGTTTGCTGACAGCTTTGCCGGAATGGATGACGTTGATGTCGTTGTAAAGCTCAATTAACAATCCTCGAAACTCGTCGCGTTGCTCAGTAACTGACGCAAGCGTACGCCGTTCAAGTTCGAGTAGTTTTTTATAGTACTCTATTTTGTCGGTCGTTGTCATTTCGTCAATTATCATCGCTCCCTCCTTCCATAGCGGAGAGGGTATCAGTTAGCTGAATAGCACCCATCAAAATCTTTAGGTCGCGTACTGCTTCGCCCATATTACGGTGCACAAACAGATCGTCGTACACGCGGATAAGTAGATCCTTGTACTCGTCACGCATTCGCTTTGCGTGTTCCAGCTCCGCCTCAAGCCGATCCAAATCAAATGCGCTAATTGTTACATCATGTGTCCTGCTCATTGTTCCTGTTTCGTTTTAGTTGTTTCTGGTTTTCGTTATAGAACTTCGTAGCCATCTCAGAGTAATACCGTTCGAGCAGCAAGCCCACAGCATCTTCTACTGTGGAATAGTCCGTCTCGAAAAACTCCTCTGGAATCATCAGGCCAATGCGGCCCAACATTTGGGCGCATCTTTTGTCGGTTTCTGCTTCGCTCATTGTTTCAGTTTCTCGATTTCTTGAATCAACTTGCCCACAGCCTTCGCGATGTAGGGCCACTCATCAAGGTCAAAGCGAAGATTTTTTTCATCGCCCTCATCTGGAAATTGTCTCATTTCAATAAACGGTCCAGCGGCTTCGTCCACAATGCTGATCTCTGTGGCGAGTTGGCTGAAGATTGATTCGCCTTTCGGCAGCACTGTTATTCTTGATGTTATTGTGTTCATGTTCCTGATCGGTAACGCTATTGTGTGGGGGCTAGATGAAAGCCTGATAATAGCTTGATTGTGTCGTTGTCGTTTTTTGTTATGTTCCCGTGCGGGAATGCAGCCTTTTTGCTCAGAGTGCGCGGCTCGATCCACTGACCGCTACTGCCAAAACTGTCGTGTTTCCCTCACGGTGCGGGAAATTGTGGAGCCCCTTGACGGAGTCGAACCATCATATCAAAATTACAAATTTCGTGTAATAACCGTTATACTAAAGGGGCAAAATATTAGATGCAGTTGTCCTCAAGGAACTCACGCTTGAACATGGACTCAGTGATATCGGGATGCCATGCCATGTAGGTCATGACTGTCCGGAACACTGTGACAAGTTCCTCTAGCGGAGCGTCTCGCGGAAACGAGAACTCCATCTTGCTTCCTTCATGTGGAATCTCCACGCTGATCTTCATTCGTCGGTCGTTGTTCATGGTTGTGGGTCTGGGTATTTGATTTCGCAGTCTTCGCAGATGTACCCGTAAAGCCAATGATAAACTTTACGGCGACCACATTTGCACTCGTCGTCGATTGGGGATTCTGGTTTAAGATCACAATCTGTGATCTTGCGGCGGTAGGTTCCGTTGCGGACAATCGAAGGAGTCACCCAATCTGAAACGTACACAGGCAACCAGTGGTCTTCACCGACATACACTTCATCACCGTCCTGTAGTTTTTCGCCTTCTTCTAGTTTGCGATACGCTACAGTCTCGACGCGATACTTTATCGACGGCTCTTCTTTAAGGTCGCAATCTGCGACCAAATTGGGCCCATAACAATCTACGCTCTTATGGCGGCGATACACCTTATCACCCCCCACTCGTTGATTGTTATAGGTACACCACTCTGTCTTTACCCATTCATTGTAGAGTGTACACCAAAACTCATCGCCACTCTGAATAAGCTCTCCTTCTTTAAGGATGCGGTATTCTGGTACGGTGTCTTCGTCAAGCGGACCCCAAAAGTCTTCGTACGGCTTATTGTCTTCGACATGTTTAGTTGGTGGCTCTTCGTCTTCGCCACGAATCCATTTAAGGATGTCAGCGAACTCACTCACTGTCAGTAGCTCACCCACTACCAGAGAACCTTCCTCAGTTTCGTCGTTAGTGGGTCGCTTGTTCCTGTCATCCTGTAGCTTGCCACATACCTCTGCATCCATGAGGATGTTCGCGCTACAGGCAATGTGTGCCAGATGCGTGATACCGGATTCAGGGTCCAGTGATTCGCCGTCACGCCATGCGTTCAGATGGCGCAGGATCGCGTTGACATAAGTGCTGGCGCAAACGCCAGTCTCACGCCAATTCCACGGACCATACTTGTCTGCACCCAACTTGTGGACCCATGAGGTCTGTTCCATTGCGTACGGCGGGACTAATCCCAATGGGGCTTTAAGGGAGCCCGCTTGCCCTTTGGGGTCGTGGTATTGTGTGCTCATTGGTGATTACTTTCTTAGCGGAGATACACGCTTGCCCATACCGACGCGAGCTTTTTCTAAAACTTTTTTGTTCATCTCTGATTTCGACATTTCACCAGAAGTTTTCGGGGTGTCACTAGAGACGCGCTTTGTGGGGCGGCAGTATTCATTCTTACCGCCAGCACCACATGGCTTGCCAGTCTTCTGGTCAACCCATTTCTCTTTTTGCCAACGCTTGAGTTCTGCGCCCTTTTCGCTTTTGCGGACGTTGCCAGACTCCTTACGGCATTTGGCGATGGCTTGACTAGCTCTCGCAGACGGGAACACGTCGTATTGAGCCTTCACTTTTTTGTAGCAACTGTCTTTTGGCATGGCGTTTATTCTTGTGTTATTTCTACTTTCCGGTTTCTGATCGCTGCGTCAAGGGCATTAATCTCCTTGGTCAGTTCCGGCGTGTTGGGCCAGTTCTCCTTCTTGAGTTTCCGGAAGTACTCGCTCTTCAGAGCCTTCAGTATTGTGTCCTGTTTTTCCTTTTCGGAAGATGTCGTCGAAGTTTTCATAATAAGTGGTTAGGTCTACTTTGCGAGGGGTGCTCCCCTTTCCTGCTCCTACGGTATTAATCATGGCGACCAACCACCTACCCGACAAAAGACGGGGTGTCAATTATTTTTTATTGAAAAAGTTCGTCCTCTAAAAGGACTACCAGTTCCTTAAAGGTCTGAGCGGAATCAACGATGGTGTCGTCCGGCAAGTCAAACTCTTGACCGACCATGTCACGGAACACCTCAAACTCGTCTGGTTCAAAGAACGCCTCAAGCTCTGCTGCCATCGGCAGTTTCATTTTGTAGCGGAGGATGTCCTCAAGGATAGCCGTGAGGGCGTCGATGATGTATGTGCGGTTCATGGTTCGGTGTCCCTATAGTATCGGGAAATTAGAGCGGCGTCAACTATTCCGTCATGGGGAATTTTACTGCGGCTTGACGCAAGCCATTTTTCTTTTGGCCACAGATCGTTGGCTTTCTTGAGCGCAGCCACTTTGGTCATGCCTTTCGCAAGTCTCTTGCCGAGCATGACATCCTGCCACTCCTTCACCTGTATCCTGCGCACTGCATACTGTTTCGCTTCGCACGCGCCTAAGATCTTGCCGAACGAGATGCTCATGGACCTCATCGCTTGCGAGGATTTAGCGTGTTTCAAAGGCTCTTCGATGCAGACAACAAGGTTCTTGCAATAGGGTTGGAGCCACCGCAGTACAGCATAGACATCAACTTCGGTCTTGCCGTCAAACGTATTGGTGGGCATCGCTGTGTACGCAATGACGTCGCCACTCCAATTGCTGACGGCGCATAAGCCACCGCTTATTCCGTTGTCGATTCCGACAATGACGGTGTCCTCATTCCTCTCCATAAAGCGCGGTCTCCAGTAGTTCGTCTAGTGATCCTTCCTCGTACATGTCCCTAAACAGCTGTTTCGCATTGGGCGTGAGTTGGGTAATGATTCTTCCGTCGGTCATTGTAGATAAAAGGAACATGATGTATGGCCTACCTGCGCTGTCCAGTTGGGCGATGGCATCCTCAACGTTGTCCAATGAACCGCCCTCGAAATCTGCGTCAATCATCGTCAGCCTCCTCCGCGTCTATGACCACAGAAGTGGAGCCGCCGTTTGTTGCCTTGCTGTTGTTGAGGATCGAGACGTCAATGGTAAGCGAACCGGACCCGCCGCTGCCGCCTTTCGGATTGAGGCCGAGGTTGCGCCGGATGAGCTGGTCTAGCTCGCTGAGTTCCCGTACAGTTCGCGGTCCTCTGACGTTAGCCAGATTGTCTCGTAGCATTTTAATGGCAGAGGCGGCGACATAAGCCTGATACTTGTCCGCCGGACTGGACTGATTCTCTGCCACCTCAAGTAACGACTGCTGCTCTTGATCGCGTGCTGCCAGTTTGGCATCGGCTACCACAGCGGTTGTAGATTCCTCAAGGTTCTTGGCAAAGGGTTCGGTTTCGTCTGGTGTGTCGAGTACAACGTCTTTGAGCCAACGGCACACGGTATCGAAGCTGATGTCCAGCTCTTCGGCGATACGCATTTTAATTACGCCGCCTTTATACATATCGATGGCTCGCTGAACCTTTGCGGCTTTAGCTTGTCTCTTCTCAGTACGCTCTTCTCGCATTGCTGCGGTCGGCGACAACTTTTTCTCTTTTGCTTTAGGCATCGTTAGGACCGACATAACGGCAAAAACAATTACTTGTCAAACCTTTTTTGTTTAGCTATGTTGCCCACATGGGCCGACCGCGAAAATACGATCCAGACAAAGTAACAACTTCAGTACTCGAACCGAGGATTGATCCTGCCAGTAACAAGATGGATGTCGGAGGTTTCCTGATTCCGATTACCAATACGATTACCGCATTGCTGTGGGGCTTCGCTAACCACCCATCCAACAAAGCCAAAGAGTTCTACTTCTGGCGGGTTGCCGATCTGCTGTGGAACAGGGACGACCTACCAGAACACATGTTCCTCAAGCATCCGTGGGCGGAACAGATCATCCGTGAGTGCATCGAGAACAAGTACCTTGCAGTAGGTGGTGCTGCGTCGAGCGGCAAGAGCCATACCCTCGCTGGCTACGGCATTATCACATGGCTGGCGAAACCGAGGGACACCCTTGTTCTGATGACCAGCACCACTTTGCGGGAAGCTCGTAAGCGGATTTGGGGTTCGGTTATCTCGCTGCTGTCCGTCATTGACGGAGCCCCGATCAATATTCGGGATTCAATCGGATCGGCAAACTACATTGATGAGAACGGTCAGACCTTCGATAGGGCTGGTCTCTCCCTCATTGCGGCGGAGAAGAGCCGTACGCGAGAGGCGATTGGCAAGTTCATCGGTCTCAAACAAAAACACGTACTACTAATTGGTGACGAATTAGGAGAACTCAGTGAAGCAATTCAGCAAGCAGCTCTTGCCAACTTGAGTAAGAACCCCCGATTTGAGTTCAAGGGTCTATCCAACCCCGCCAGTAGGTTTGATTCGTTCGGTATTTGGTCAACGCCAAAAGACGGCTGGGAGTCTATCACGCCGGATGTGGACGACGAGTGGGTCACAAAGTGGGGCGGCAAGTATATCCGACTCGACGGCGAACGAAGTCCCAATGTGGCGGCTGGCTACACGGTCTACCCGTTCTTGCCGACAATTGAGAAGATCGCAGAGGACAAGGCACTGTTGGGTGAAACCAGTAGGGCCTACATGCGAATGGTGCGTGCCGTGTTCTTCGACAGCGATGAGGCAGAAGGTATCTACGGCGAGTCCGAGATCCTGAAGGCTAGTGCCATGAAGCGTACGGAGTTTGTCGGGCCTACTACCTTGCTTGCTGGAGTGGACCCCGCATTCACCAACGGAGGCGACAGAACGATCCTGTACACAATGAGGGTTGGTCAGTTCACGGACGGGCAGTACGGCGCACAGTTCGAGGATTACTACCATCTGAACGACGACGCTACCAATAAGGCGGTACCGAGAACGTACCAGATTGTCCACCAAATTAGAGACATGTGTAAGAAGTTAGGGATCAAGCCGGAGAACGTAGCGGTTGACTCGACTGGTGCTGGCTCTCCGTTCTGCGACGTGCTTGCCGGAGAATGGTCGGATCAATTCCTGCGTGTCCAGTTCGGCGGCAAGGCTTCAGACAGACGGGTAAGCATGAACAGCAGACTCACAGGCGAGGAGCTGTACACCAACCGCGTGTCGGAGCTTTGGTTCGTCGGCAAAGAGTTCCTACGTACCCAACAGCTGCGCGGCATCTCAGACGTGCTGGCGAAGGAGATGTGCGTGCGACGGTACGAGATGGTCAAATCCGGTACCCTGCGAGTCAAAGTCGAAACCAAAGCCGAACTCAAGCAACGGATGGGGCAGTCACCGGACATTGCGGATGCCGCCTTTATCACGCTCGATCTCGCAAGGCAACGGCACGGACTTTTTGCAGTGGACCCGCCCAAGAAGACGGAGGCAGGTCTGTTCGGCGCGTCGATGCCGAGGACCATGCGAGATCTCGATGTCGTCAGTAGATCAAAACACACTCAGCTGGTGTACGATTAGAACGGGTAGGTTGCACTCTACGCAACTTTGCTGTCGGCGAACGACAACAACCGTAAAATGTGGTCGATCGAATACAGATCTGACCATTCATAATGCAAGTGAATTGCAGGAGACGCACGTCAGAAAAGTTTGAAGAGTTCTAGGAAGTGTGGTAATTCATAATAACTCAGTAATTCAATCAATATGAATTAATGAGTTATTATGAATTACCTAAAGGCTAGAGTATTTATAATGTAGGGGTCTGGCCGTACCGATTGGTATCAAAGCCTTTTGCTGACCTTCTCCCATGCGGGCCAGAAGAGTTCGTCCAAAGCGCGGACGATTGGCTCTTGGTTGTAGGTATCGCTGTACGCGGCCCCAGACAGGTACAGCGCAGCCTCAACCATTTCGTGGCGTAGCGTCTCCTTAAGGAGCTTCGCATCCTGTATCGTCTTCCTGTCCAGCTCAATGACTTTGCTGTCCGGTATGTACTGACCGTACGTGTCTTCCAGATCCTTGACCTTAATCGGTATCCTGTATCCGGCGATGTGCACACTTTTGAGCATCAGGCAAGAAGGTACAGGATAAAGGGTACAGGGTCCAGTTCAATGTCAGAAAATTATTGCTTGATTTCTTGACAAAAATAAACCAGTATCTCCCTCGTGCCCGCTCAATTCAAACGAACCCCCGACGGTAAGATCAAATACCACGGTGAATTGTTTTCCGGTTTTAACAAGCCGAGGAAGGCCCCTGCTGGAGACCCTAAAAAATATGTCGTGTTGGCGAAGAGCGGAGACAAGGTGCGCAAACTGAAGTTCGGTCAGCGCGGATACAAGGATTTCCTGCAACACAAGAGCGAGAAACGTCGCGCTAATTTCAAGTCTCGGATGAACTGTTCTTCCGAAAAGAACAAACTAACGCCCAAATGGTGGGCGTGTAACTACAACTGGTAATTATTATGTCATTAAAGTATAAATCACAAGAGCAATTAGCGGCAGAACGCTCTGTTCGTGAAGCTAAAAGAGAAGAACGCAAGCAGAAATACGGACCTAATATCCCCGACGCTGAAGAGAAAAAGAGAATAGACTCGGCGGAAATGGCCGCTAGAGCTGCGGATGTAGCTAAACGTGCAGCCCAAGCTGAAGGCGCTACCGAGGAGCAAGCCATGGCAGCTGGTGAAGAAGCACGCTCTTTCTCTCAAGCCACGCCAGCTGAACGTTATTTTGCTGAAGCCCGTAGGCGAGATAAAGAAATGTTGGGCGGCTTTAAGACTTACGGCGACAAAGCACGCTTTGACCAGATGAACGCCGTGCGTAAACTTCAAGGTAAAGAAGCACTAGATGCTGACCCTTTGAAGCAGTTCGATAAAGACATGAGTAAGTCGATGGCTTTTGGTGCGGAGAGTTCCCTCAACACACCGGAAGGTCGCCAACGCGCCATGCAAGCTGGTGTTAAAGCTGGACTGTCTTTCAATGACGCCGACGCTGCTGTTCAGGGCGCGTTTAAACGACTGCAAGAAATTGGCGAACGAGATAAAGCACTCAAAACAGTGCCGGAACAATATGGTCCGCCGAAGGAACTTGCTGGTGCGCCGACTACACCGACGACTCCTAAACCACCTTCAGCTACGCAGACCGCCGCCGCCGAGTTGCCAACACAAACCCCAGAACAAGCCGTTAGGGAACAAGTTGGTAATGTAGTCGCCGGAGCTACTGGCTTTAACGAGGGGGGTCGGAACGCAGCACTCCAAGCAGCCCAAGGAGGAAGTCTTGCAGCCAATCTTATGCGCCAATATAGCAAGGGCGCTATTAATAAAGAAGTTGATGCTATAGCCGAAGCTGGTGGTCGCACGCGAACTTCGTTAGGTAGGGAGTCTAAATCCCTCCTCGAAGAGTATAACAAAGCTAAAGGCGCTACTGTTAAAATGCAGCAACTAGCTAAAGGAGCTACTCAAGGATCTCCTCTAGCTAAAGGTCTTGCGACAGTAACCCAAAAAGCAGCAGAAGCGGGAACAAAATCAACTGACGCACTTAAAAAATTACAA